ATATGCCCTCGGATAAGGATCTTAATGATTGCAAAACTAAAGAGGAATTTGACGAGTTTTATACTGCTCGAGATTAATTGTTACAGCTTTGTTACAAGTTCTAAAATCCCTTTGAATTTCCTCGAAGTATGTTAAACTATTTGTGTAAGTTAGGCATAAACATCAAGAGCCTATAGGACATCAATAGTACAAAATGTATACGGAGGGCATTCATATGGCAGCATCAACTGTCTCTGCTAATAACTTAGAATTTGTTAAAACTTGTAATCTTTTTAGGGAATTTTTATCAGTATATTACCCTAATCTCAAAGATATCTCCTATAATGAATGGGTACAGGCGGCTTCAGACCACAAGGCTGCCTTACTCTATGTTAAGTTTTATCAAGAAGTAACACTTGCATGGTATAACGCAGTTACTTCTAAGGGCGTGGTATTTGTTTCTCAGGCGGATGGTGTCAGTACAGTCCTTCAGTATTTGATGAAGAATGTACCCACTATATCAGAAGATTCTGAAAGATATACTGCGGAGTATGTATATACTGTTTGTTATAACTGTCTGTTCAGTCTCTGGCGTTCTCGTAAGGGTGAACAGCTGCGTGCAGCCAGCGAAGTTTGTCCCGAGTTTACTGTAGAAGTTCCCGGAACCATTTTTGGTTACACTGTTAAAGTCGGTGCTCATATCAATCTGTTTAGTTTAGTTCCATCTACTGACATGGACGTTGAGACCAAGCAAACACTTGAGGCCATGTGGAATATTGTTCATCACATGGGTCCCAAGGCGGAGAAAGTTGTAAATCACCTTATTAATCCTAAGGATACTCTGCATAAGGTATCAAAGTCTTCTCCTGAAAGACCTACTGATCGTCTGGCAGACGTTACTGTAACTGCTGCAGAATACCAGGAGATTATTGCTGAACTACAGGAAAAATTACTTCCCTTTAAAGACGCAATTTGTATGTTTTAGTTAACCATTTTGGCGCTAAAGTTTTAGCGCTTTAATCGTTATAATAAGAAAGGGCCCCAGTTGAACATCTATAGTACAAGAGTACGGATACGAAGAGCCACATCAAGAAAGTCAAAGACAATAGGAGGACAAATTAATGGCTTTTAAATCCGTAGAAGAGTTCAACGAGGAACTGTATCATGGCAAGTTTAGACTCGTAAATAATGGTGATGCTGCAGATGTAGTATTTCTATATCGCAGTAAGCGTGATGAGCTGAGAGTAGACGCTCATTATGTAAATTCTGCAGATTATTCCGGATACGTTCATTGTTTGGGTAAGGGATGCCCCGCGTGTGCGAAAGGATTAAGAGTTCAGCATAAGCTCTTTATTCCGCTTTATGTAATCAAGCAGAATGATGCTTTAATCGATAAGATCTTGTTCTGGGATAGAAATGTTCCGTTCTATAAACAGCTTGACCAGGCGGTATTTAATAATTATGAGAATCCCTCTGATTATATTTTTAAGATTATCCGTAAGGGTGAGGCTGGGGATAAGGAAACCAAATTTGATATTACGGCTACAAATAGAAATTCTATCGGTTCATATGATTCCATTCTGGCAAAGTTTAATGCAACAATGCCCGATTATTATTCTGAAGTAATTAGGGAGTATACAAGCTCTGAACTTGCATCTTTGTTGAAGAATGAGGGTAGTTCGCCTGCTTCAGATCTTCCTGATTATATGCCAATTCCCAGAGCTGGCTATCAACCCTCAATTCCGGATACTTATGTTGATGCTGCAGAAGTTGTAGGTTCAGAAGAATCTGCTCCTGAAGATCTTCCTCCTATGGGAGGAGTTCCTACAATCGGTGTAACTGAAACTTCTTCAGATCTTCCAGATGTAGATGACATTCTTAATGATGCCGCTGACCTTGGTAGCGGTGATGGAGACCTTGCAACTCCTGAATTCTAAAGATATCATTTATCTCTGGGTGGTGTATTATGGGATTATTTTCTCAAGACCAAATGGATCAGATAAATGCTGTAGCCGCAAAATCCAAAGAGGTCTTAAAACCGATACAAGTATCTAAAAGCGTTACTTCCACGCAACACGAATTAAATGAATCAACCAGGATGGTCCTTGAGTATTTCAAGGACAGTCCTGCGATTCTTATTACCTCTGTTCAAGAATTGCACGATTATGTAACCAAGGCAATTGAATCCGGTTACTGTGGAATCGATACAGAGACTACAGGTTTGGATAGAATTCACGACACTATCGTAGGTTGTTCATTATATTATCCCGGCGGTGTTGAATGTTATGTCCCATCCAACCACATAGTACCTATTTTCGAAACACCTTATAAGAATCAATTAACCTACGAAGAAGTCGGCAGAGAACTTCAAAGGTTCGTTGACGCAAAGACCCGGATGATCTTTGCAAACGCTGATTTCGACTTAGCTATGATCTATAAAGACTATAAGGTAGATCTCATTCCGGTTTGCTACTATGATGTCATTTTGGCATGGCGTTGCCTGAAAGAAGATGAACCACAAAACGGCTTAAAACAACTGTATGCGAAGTATGTCATGGGAGGAAAGACAGATCCAAAGAAGTTTTCTGATTTCTTTAATCCAAAATTATTTCCATATAGTAAGCCGGAAGTCGCAAAGCTTTATGCCGCTAACGATGCCAAGATCACTTTCGATCTTTTTAAGTGGCAATTGCCTTATGTAGTCAAGAGTCATCCAAAGTGTCAAAAGAATCATTTGGAGAAGATTGCAGAGCTTGTCTGGAATATTGAATTTCCTATGATTAGGGTATGCGCTCTAATGCATAGAATTGGTGTTTACTATGATATGAGCGTTAGGGATACACTAAAAATTAGGTACGATGGTAAGTATCTGAAAGAGAATGAGAAGTTGACCTCAATGGTTCAGGATATTATTGACCAGGCAGATGCCACTACTATCCAGAAATCTCCCTTTAAGGTCGGAAAAGATTTTAATGAGGGAAGCCCGAAGCATGTGGTATATTTGCTTAATGATTTTTTGCATTGCCAAGTATCATCTGGAGATAAGGCGACTCTGAAGAACCTCAATCTCCCAGTTACTGACCAAATCTTAAAAGTTAGGGCACTGGGAAAACTTCTAAATTCATTCATTGATAAGTTGCCTGATATGGTAGGTTCGGATGGCAGGATACATTCTACATTTAAGAGTGTGGGTGCATCGACTGGCAGATTTTCGAGTTCCGATCCAAACGTTCAGCAGATCCCGTCACACGCTCTTGATATCAGGCATCAATTTAGGGCTACTCCTGCTATGGAAAAAATATCTGATTGTGAGGAAACTAGTGGGGGTATCACAGTTACATTAGGTTCTTACGATACTGTCTATATGATAGATGATACCGAAAAGGAAGCAATCGATCTTCAAATCGGTGATAAGATTAAATTATTAAACAATGGAGAGGAGGTAGGTGCTATTGTCAAATCGATATCAAATTCAGCACCGGACACCAGCATATGTTTTGATGTCCTCTGACTACAGTTGAGCGTTGGCTGTAGTAAAACCCAGTTAAGTCGATGAACACTTTTACAATAGGTTCGTTGTGAAAGTCAATATCGAGCAAGGTAAATTTTCAACTTGTTGTGAATAATCTGATATGCTATGATCATAGTCAGGAGGTTTACAACTATGTTGATATACGTGATAACCAATGATGTAAATAATAAACTTTATTTTGGGCAGACTACGAAAACCTTAAATGAACGTATTAAGAATCACAGAAATAGTTTTGTATCTGGTGTTGATAACCATTTATATAATGCTATGCGAAAATATGGTTGGGAGAAATTTCATTTTCACCCAATAATCGAAGTATCTACACAAGAAGAATTAGATGCTTTGGAAGAATTTTATATTTGGCATTTTGATACTATACGGAATGGTTACAATATGGCAAAAGGTGGTTCTGTAAATGTTATGTATAGTAAAGTTATTAGGGAACGGCACGATAATAAAATGCGATCCCCTGAAGTTCGTAAGAAGATTTCTGATACCTTAAAGGCCCGTATTAAGGCAAATGGGGGCATGTCAGAGGAGCATAGACGGCATTTATCTGAAAATAAAAAAGCGTTTTATGCTTCTGAGCGAGGTCAGCTTACTAAACAGAGACATAAAGAAACTTTTCATTTAAGCGAAGCACATTATCGTGCATTAAATGATGCAAAGAATAAGGCACTGTATTGTATTGATTATTCTGGCAATGTTGTTGCAGAGTTTAAACGAGTTACTGATGCTGCTCAATGGTGGCAGGATAATGGGTACGGAGAAGTACGATATTTGCGCACTATTTCTGGAACAATAAAACGGTCTGCTGATAATGACAGATACATCAAAGGTTTAAAGTGGATTTACCGTGTGTAGAGACTACCGGAAGCTAAAAATCTGCTCTTGTAGAAATACATAAATGAGCGATCAGGCAGATTGAGATAATCAAGCGAGTAGGGTACAACCCAAGTGGGTCGGTGTATAGCTGATATTAGGCTATCGTAATTCCGTTAAATGGAAATGCTGGGGTGCAGTATATATGGTAATAGTGTGTACTGTTCAAGAGATAGTCCGACACTTTCAGCAATGGAAGAAGTGAGTAACGATCACCTAACTAACAAGGCAACAGGAACCAAAAATGACCGCGTTCGTTTCGCAAGATCCGAATATGGTTAAGGCGTTCAAGGAGGGCAAAGACATTTATGCCACTATCGCATCATTGTCTTTTAATAAGCCTTACGAAGAATGCATGGAGTTTAATCCCATAACTGGAGCTAATCAGCCAGAGGGTAAGGAGAGGAGAGGATATGCAAAAGTACTTGTACTTGGAATTTGCTATGGCATGTCTACAATGACCATAGGCGAATCTTTATTCGGCAAAAATAAAGATATGACTTCCGAAGAAAAGACTCAACGAGCACAAGAAATATACGATGCCGTACTTAAGGCCTTTCCTAATCTCCGGGCAATTATGGTTAAGTCCCAAGAGGATGCTCGTAAGCACGGCTATGTTGAAACTATCCTTGGTAGACGTAGACATATTCCAGATATGCAACTTAAACCCTATGAGTTTAAGGCAGGTAAGGGATATGTTAATCCTGATATCGATCCCCTTGATCCCAAGACACTTAAGAATAAGAGTGAGATCCCGGAACGTATCGTAAAGAAGCTCGAACAGGAATTCGCTAACTATAAGTACAAAGGTCAGATTTATAAGCGTATTAAGGAACTTGAAGAGAATGAGCATATTAAGGTAATTAATAATACAAAGAAGATTACTGATGCTTCAAGGCAATGCTTAAATAGCATTATCCAGGGTTCTGCTGCAGAACTTACCAAGATTGCTATGCTTAAGGTGTTTAACAATAAGGAATGGAATGAACTTGGGGCAAGAATTCTTCTTCCAGTCCATGATGAACTTATTGCCGAAGTGCCCATTCGTAACGCAAAATGTGCCGGAGAACTGCTAGGGCGACTTATGAGTGAGGCAGGAGACTTCTTGCCGTTTACTATTAGTTGTGATGTAGCGACAACAATACGTTGGTATGGACTATCTTATCCATGCGTATATGATAAACCCTCCTCAGTGTCCGACATCGAATCTTTAACCGCATCTGAAATCTCTTGGATACAGTATCATTTATTTGAAATGGAGTATGCTTTACCCATTCATAAGAAAGAGGGGGTTAAGCTAGAGGGCGATGCTGCTTTAGGGGTAGATGGGGAGTGGTCTGAAGATATGGATCAGTTCATATTCGATTACATCCATCGTAATAAGATAACTGAAGATGAGTTCATCGATCATATCGAGAACAAAGTAATTTACGATTTACAAAAATTAAAATAAACCGGAGGAATATAGTTAACATGCGTTTTACAGTTTCTACTAAACCATTAAAGAATGCAATTGAACTTGGAATCATTAAGGCCAATGTGTCTGAGTTCTTTTGGAGAAGCAGCATTGTTCAGATCACTGCAAATAGGGATACTCTTAAACTGAATATCCAGGCTACCGGTGTTAAGACACGTATGACCTTAAAGGGTTCTGGAGATTCAGATAGTGAGCAGATTATAATGGTTGATTGCTTGATGTTTAAGAGCTTGGTCGATAGTATTGATAGCAATGTTATGTCATTGGAGTTTGTTGATGGCGGATTATTTATTCATGCTGGCTCCAGTAAATTTGCCGTGCCTAAGTTGTCTGATGCTGAAGATGCCCAGCTTGATGAGCCTACAGATGATTATTCTTTGGCCGATCATATTACTATTACTCCCGAGGATTGGCAGTATGTTAAGGAGCATCAGATGTATGCAATCGCTACTCAGGATAAGCACCCTGTTTACAAAAACGCTTGGGTAGGCGCAGATCATGAGATTGTTGTAGGCGATATTGATCGAGCTTTGTTTACATATTCCCATAGGGGTAATTTTGCTGATCCTTGCTTACTTCCGCCGACAATTATTAATTTGTTTACTACGATCCCCGCTGGATCTAAGATTGTTAAGTGCGGCCGGTCCTATGTAATCGATATTGATACCGATAGCTATTCTTTAAGGACCGAGTTTACTCCCAAATATGAAGACGATGAGACTGTTGGTAATTATCATTCCGATTTTATTAAGGGTATGATGCAACATCCCGAGGACTTTGTTACGGTTGAAGTATCCCCTATCTTGAAGTTCTTTAAGCAGATTTCATTAGTTAGCCGCCCGGAGAAAACTAAGGTTACTGACTTTATCGTCGCTGATGGGAAACTTACATTTTCCATTAAGCCTAATAGTTATTCTGCAGAGGTTACTTCGACCAATGAGTATGATCTGCATTTTAATACGGATTTCCTTAAGAAGGTATTATCGAGTTTTGATGCCGAGATCATCCATATTGCACCTGCGTATAAAGATAGGACTGACGATGCCGGTAATCCTATAAAGAAGGTAGAGGGTTGCATATTCTGGACCGATACTCTCACCGCAGTTCTTGCCGGAGTAGATCCTAAGTCTTATGTTTAAACCAGTCGAGGGCAGTTTATCTGCTAAATTTAATTCATCGAATAGCAGCGATTTTTTGTTGCTGTATGAAACCATCTTGGACGAAAGTATCCTTGAGGGTGAGTCCAATATCCCCTCAAGGACTTTCGCTCCATCTCAAATACGATGTAAACGGGTAAGTTGGTTCAGACTTCGTGGTACCAAACCTGAAATCGAAACAGAAGTAGACCGGGGTACCAATTTTACCGCAGTTGTAGGAACGGCCTGTCATCAGCAGATACAAACATTGCTCGCAAATAAGCTCGGGGTAGATTGGATAGATCCCGAAGAGTATATGAAGACACTATCTGGGTATACTTATTCTTGTACGAAGAACGGTCTTGAGACTCAAATAGAGATTACCGACCCAGTACCTATTAAGTTTGCTCCAGATGGCATCTTCCGGTGGAAAGACAAGATTTGGCTGTTAGAGATCAAGACTTCCGAGTATTCCAGTTTTGAGAAACTGTCTGGAGTAAAACCTAAACATATCGATCAGATAAAATGCTACGCAACATTACTTCATATTCCGAATGTACTAGTTCTTTACCAGGATAGGATGTATGGAGATCTTAAGTGTTACGAAGTTAAAGTAACTGAACCTGATATGCAGGATATCTGGGATATGTTTGCTGAAGTACAGGATTGTGTAGTAAAGAATATTGCCCCCGAAAAACCTATTGATCGTAGATACTGTAATTCCAGTTACTGCAGATACTGTAAAGTATGTAAAGAATGGTAGTTTTAGTCTAGTAATCGTTATTATGTTAAGCGATACGTATATTTAGGAGAATCTATTATGGCAACCTCGCTTGCAAATAAATACCGCCCACAGACCTTTGAAGATGCCGTAGGTCAGTCTACTACTGTAGACATGGTTAAAAAACTTTGTTCTGCAGAAACTTTGAGCAACAGGAATTTCTTATTTACTGGTCCTGCTGGGTGCGGAAAGACAACGATATCACGACTGATTGCAAAAACCCTTAATGGTAATATGGAAAATATCATTGAAGTTGATGCTGCATCTCATGGAAACGTAGATGATGTTCGTGAATTGATTCAAGAGGCTGCCCAGTATCCTATAGGGTCTAAATACAAAGTAATTATCGAAGATGAAGCGCATATGATTACCGCACAGGGTTGGGGTGCTTTACTCAAGTGTCTGGAGGAACAGGTAGGTAATACTGTTTGGATATTTGCAACAACTAACCCAGAGAAGATCCCTGATACTATCATCTCTCGTGTTCAGCCGTTTAAGTTGTCAAAGATAGATGTTAAGACCATACAGACACGACTTAAGTATATTTTGGATTCAGAAATTGCTGAAGGTCGAGAAATTACCTATACCGATGAGGCTTTATCCTATCTTGCAAAATATGCCCAGGGTGGTATGCGTGATGCTATCACTAGTCTAGATAAATGTCTTGCATTCGATACTAATATTACATCTGAAGTATTAGAGAAAGCACTGGATCTCCCTAACTATGATGAATATTTCAATTTGTTGAATTCATTAGTTCGAAAAGATAATACTGGGATCGTATCCATGGTCGACACTGTATATAATTCCGGAACTAACTTCGTAAAGTGGTTCGAGGGATTCCATAGTTTCTTATGTAACATTGTTAAATATGTATTATTGCAGGATATCTCCAAGACAATGATCCCATATCATTATCAGGAGAAGTTATCCAAATATGGTAGTTCTCATGTATTTGTTTGCCTTAAACTGGCAAATGTAGTGATGGCTATGAACAAAGAATTGAAGTTTACACAGTATTTGCAGGAAACTGCGATCACATATCTGTGTACACCTATAGCACCAAAGAAAGAAGGTTGATTTTATGACAG